GTGAAACTGGCCGAGACCCTACGGGCCCTTCAGTCTGAAGATTATGAAATCGAAGCCACCGGCTGGACTGGCGATGAGATTGACGGGTTGATAGAGGGGCTTGGGAGTGAAATTTTAGGGGATAACGACGGGCCGGAAATCGTCGAAGATGACATCCCGGAACCGCCCATCGAACCGATTACACAGCCAGGCGATTTGTGGATCCTCGGAGAACACCGGCTTTTATGCGGCGATTCGACCAATGCCGATGACGTTTCACGGCTGATGAATGGTGAGAAGGCGGGGCTCTGTTTCACGTCGCCACCCTACGGCCAGCAGCGTGATTATACCGCTGAAAGCAAGGCCAAAGTGGCCGATTGGGACGGCCTGATGAGGGGCGTTTTTGGCAACCTTCACATGGCCGATGATGGTCAAGTTTTGGTCAATCTTGGCTTGATCCATCGCGACCACGAATGGGTGCCGTATTGGGACGGCTGGATCGAATGGATGCGGTCGCAAGGATGGAAGCGGTTCGGATGGTACGTTTGGGATCAAGGTTCCGGGATGCCTGGCGATTGGAATGGACGATTTGCGCCATCGCACGAGTTTGTTTTTCACTTCAACCGCAAATCCGTAAAGCCTGAAAAGACGGTTGCAACAAAACCAGAGTCTCAAAAAAAAGCATTGCAATCTATAAAAAGAATTAAGAATGGTGAATTGGTTTCTGCACAAAGGGATAAAGACGGAACTGTAAGGCCAATTACAGGCTCATGTGACACGCTTGGGCAATCACACAAAATACCGGATTCCGTTATACGTATCGGGCGAAACACCATAAATGATATTGCTAGACAAAACCACCCAGCAACATTTCCAGTTGGTTTCCCATCGCTGGCAATTCAATCATGGCCCGGCCTGATCTACGAGCCCTTCTGCGGTTCCGGCACCACCTTGATCGCCGCCCAGCAACTTGGCCGCAAGTGTTACGGCATGGAAATCAGTCCGCAATATTGCGACGTGATCGTCAAACGTTGGGAGCAATTGACGGGCATGGTGGCCGTTCGAAGTCAAAGCAATTGAGACCACCCGCATGACCCCCGGTGACAATCTGACTGACAGCCGTGGTGACATGGCCCTAATTCGGATGGCCCTACGCAAGGGCTGGTCCATACCAGAGGCGACGCTGGAACGGGCGGCGCAACTGATCACGCAGGGCATTGTCAAACACCACGAACACCCCCGCAACCTGGTGGCGCTGGTCAAGACGCTGGTGGAAATGGACCGGGCCAACCTGACCCGGATTGCCCTGCAATTGAAGGCGATGGGGGCAGACCAGCCCATTGTGATTAACACCAATGCCGCCGCCGCAGGGCCGCAGGTCATGACCGTCAATGAGGCCCATGAAGTGGCCGCCATCTTGCGCCAAATCGGCATAGGCACTGATGATGCAAGTCCCGACAGTGCCGAAGATGAGCCCGCACCGCCCGCACAGTAAGCAGTGGGCCTTTCTGGTGGCCGCACGCTCGGGCCGGTTTCGGGAAATCTTTTTCGGCGGTGCCGGTGGCGGTGGCAAGAGTGATGCCATGCTCATGCTGGCCCTGCAAGATGACTGGATCACAGACCCCGGCTATTCCGGGTTGATCCTGCGGAAAACATTCCCTGACCTGAACCAGCCCGAAGGTATCCTCTTCCGGGCCAAAGAATGGCTGATCGGTCAGCCGGGCGTGGAATGGCAGGCCATGCACAACCGGTTCCAGTTTGAAAGCGGTGCCGTATTGCAATTCGGCCATTGCGCCGGGCCGAATGACCATCTGAAATACCGGGGCGGCAAGTACAACCTCATTTGTTGGGACGAGCTCACGGACTTCTCAGAGCAGGCTTACACCTACCTCTTTTCACGCCAGCGCCGCCCGATTGGCTCAAAGTTGCCCCTGCTGACCGTCTCCGCTTCCAACCCCGGCGGGTTCGGCCATGCATGGGTTCGCAATCGCCTGGTCAAAAGCAAAGTCCCAGACCGAATCTTCCTGCCGGCCAGTTATCAAGATAACCCCTATCTGGATCAAGAGCAGTATGGCCGCACGCTTGACAACCTACTGCCCACCGAACGGGCACGGATCAAGCACGGCGACTGGGACGTTGTTGACGGCGAATTCCTCTTCTCGCGTTTGTGGTTCAAAACCGTGCCGGAACTGCCCACGGGTGGCCGTATCTCCGTCCGAGCATGGGACTGCGCCGCAACCCCCGGCGGTGGCGACTGGTCAGTCGGCCTACGGATGCACAAGATCGGCGACAAGTATTACATCGATTCAGTGATTCGTGGCCAGTTCAAGCCGTCTGACTTAGACCGTGTTCAGTCTGAGACCGCCCAGCAGGACGGGACCAGCGTGTCAGTTCTCTTGGAACGCGAACCGGGTTCCGCCGGGAAGCGCGTGAATCAATACGTTCGGCAGCGACTGGCCGGTTATCACGTGGTGGAAGAAAGCCCCTCGGGTGACAAATACGTGCGGGCCACACCCGCCGCCCGGGCCGCCAGTAATGGCCAAATTTTCATGGTGGCCGGGAACTATGTGGGCACGCTTTTGGCTGAAATTGAAACATTCACCGGCACCGGCGGCGATGGCGAGCATGATGACCAGGTGGACGCGCTTTCACTGGCCTTTAATTACCTGAACCGCAAGCAAGGCATGGCAATTCTCTAATGGCATTTCTGGACCGCATTCAATTCGGCATGAACCGGCTTGTGACGCTCTTTTCCGGGCGTGGCGGGGGCGGTTCATTCTACGCGCAGCGGGCCAGCCAAATCCCATCGGCACGATTCGACTGGATCACAGAGGCCGGCGATTTTCGGCAAAATTCTGTGGTGGCCCTGTCACTCGACTGGATCACACGGGCCGCCAACACGGTGCCCCTGAAACTGGTCGAAACGGGCCGATCCGGCGATGAAATCGAAATCACGCAACACCCGTTTCTGGACCTATGGGACAACCCCAACCCGATCTATTCCAGCAACGTTTTACGCAACGCCACTATCATCGACATCTGCACCGTCGGCGGGGCTTACTGGTACTTGGCCGAAGCCAACAACGGCGCACCGGCCGAGGCCTATTGGATGGATGCCCGGTATGTGGCCCCGAATTTCCCGGTCGATGGTTCCCAATGGCTTCATGGTTGGAAGTATGTCCCAGCCAACACGGGCCGGCCTGAAGAGTTCACACCCGATCAAGTCCAAGATTTCCGCCGGGGCATGGACCCTTGGAATGACCGATTGGGCTATGCCCCGTTGATGGCCTGCGTTCGTGAAATCGCCCTGACGAACATGCTGGCCGGTTACACCGGCGCCATCCTCAAAAACACGGGCGTAACAAACCTGATCATCAGCCCGGTGGGTGAAAACACCATCACCACCGAGCAGGCCGAACTGCTCCGCACCAGCATCGTGCAGAAGACCGCCGGGGACGCCGCCGGTCAACCGCTGATCCTGACCAACCCGGCCACCATCACCACGCCGGGCGTGCTGCCTAAAGACCTGCTCTTGGCCGAAGTGGATCAAGTGGCGGTCACGCGCATTTGTGCTGCCCTTGGCATTTCCCCGATGGTGCTGGGCCTAAAAGATGAGGGCAAAACCTACAGCAACTATCGAGAAGCTCAACGGGCCGCCTGGATCAATGGCGTACAGCCGATCTTGCAACTGCTGGCCGATAGCCTGAAACACAAGCTCTTACGCAAGTTCGACCCGACGGGCCGCCTGAAGATCAAATGGGATTATTCCGGGATTGAGGCCCTGGCGGATGATCAAATGCAACTGGCCACCCGTGCCAGTCTGCTGTTCGAAAAAAACCTTCTCCGCATGAACGAATCCCGCCGGATTGTTGGGGAAGATGAGGTTCCGGAAGGCGATTGCTATAACTTTGAACTGGCCCGCATGGCGCAAGTAGAGGCCGATGAAACCGAAGCCGACCCGAACGAGCCCGAAAACGAAACGGGTGATCAAGACACCCCGCCGGCCACAACGGGCGCCAGTGGAGCGAAATCCCGCCGTCAGTAAACGGGCAGAGGCCAAACTGTATCAATGCACCATGGCCCTCTATAATCGCTTGTGGGGCCACTTACGGCCCGTTTACGAGCAAATGTTCAAGCGTGACCTGATCGGCATGGCCACCCGTGCCCGGGCCGGTCAAGTTTCCATCCAGTTTGACGACCCGTTCTATAACCCCGACGTGGCCAAGTTCATTCTGGCCATTCAGACGACCATTGATGAGGCCGCCCATAAGGCCCGTATCGGCTTGGGGCTGGAAGACGCCGCCAATTTCTACGTCGCTGGAACATCGACTTGGAATCAGATTCAAAACCAGGCCATCTCCCTGTGTCGCGACACGGTGGCGGAAATGCAGTCTGTGACCGGTGAAAAGTACGAAGCGATCATCGAACGTGTTCGCAAGATGACGCTGGAAAAGCACAAAACCGGCGGCACGGTGGAGCAACTGACTAAAGAACTTGGCAAGTCATTCAGCGAGGAAGCCCGATTCCGAGCCCGGCGCATCGCCCGTACTGAATCGGCCCGGGGCCATAACTACGGCTTCATGCTGGGCACGCAAGATGAACCAGAGGTTGAAGGCTTTGAATGGTTGCTTTCCATCGACGCTTGCGACAAGTGCAAGGCCGTTGGA